TCGTCTGCTTCAGACCAGTGTCACCCCCGACGAAGTACGCCGTCGGCAGCGCCGACAGGACCGGGAACCGGACCTGCGCGCGGCCCACCGGGACCCGGCGGAACAACGACAGGACGGCGGACTGCTCCAGCGCCTTGCCGAGCATCTCGTTGGAGACCTCTTCGGGGATGAGCGCCTGAGCGTCCGTCCGCGAGGTCAGGTTGGTAAAGGCCATGGTCCGGCCCTCTCATTTCTCTAGTGCCGGCCGGACCTCGCCGTGCCGGGGATGGGTCAGCCGAGACCGGCCTTCTGGCGGATCAGGGCGTTCATGTCGGTCGGCGCACCCGCTGTCGTGCGCGCTCCGCCGTCGAACGACGGGGCGGCGGGCTGTTCCTTGCCGAGGTGCGGCTTGCGCTTCAGCAGGTCGGCGAGGGCCTTCTCGATGCCCTTGCTGTCGATGTCGCCGTCGTCGTCGACGAAGTCGCCCAAGTTGAGGAAGGCGGCTGCGTCCGACGGGTCCGCGAAGGTCGATGCGGCTAGGGCCCGAACTTCGGCCTTGGCGGCGCGTTCCACCATTGCGGTGGCCCGCTGCTCGGCCGCGGTTGCCCGCTCGCTGGCCTTCTGGACTTCGGACTTGTCTCGGTCCTCGATCTGCTGCAGTCGCGCTGCATGCGTCCGGCTCGCCTTCTCGGCGTCCTTCGCGCGCTGCTTCCACTCGGCGAGGGCCTTCTCTCCGGCGGGGCCGAGCGGGGCGTCACCGGCAGGGTCTGCCTGATTGCCCAGCTCGGCGGACTGCCCGCCTTCGGGCACGACGGGTTCGGCTGCGGTTTCGGACATGCGGTACTCCCGTTGCGGGATAAGGCCGCGCATTGCGCGCGGTCAGGTCAGATAGCCGAAGCGGCGCAGCATGGCGATCGCCTCGTCACGGCTCTCGGCGAGCTCGAAGATCTGCTCGGGCAGGAGCCTCGGTGACGTCAGCCGGTACTGGCGGCCGATGTTGGCGGGCACCCGGCCGCGGGCGATGTCCCGGGCCCGCTCCCGCCGGTAGTAGTAGCCGCGGGTCGTGGTGCCCTCGCGGGTGGCCCGCAGAGTGCGACCGTAAGCGGTTGTGGTGTACATGCCGCGGCGGGCATTCACGACCTGGCCCATGTCGGCGCCCTCACGGATAGCCCGCGCCCCCGCAGCTGTGAAGACGCGATCCTGCTCGGCGCGCGTCAGACTGCCGAAGTAGGTCCGCGGGTCAAGGAATCCGCTACCGCCCTGGCCGCGCGGACGCGTGGTCGGTGTGAAGCGGTCCGAGGACAGCGAGCCGCGTCGGTGCTGATTGCGGGCGATCAGCGTGGTCGGCAGGTGAACGCAGTCGCAGCGCGGATGCCGCTGGAAGCCGCGGTTCCAGCCGTACTCCTTGCCCGCCAGGATGATGCACCGGGCACAGGCCGGGGGCTGTACCACCCGGACATAGCCCTGGATGGTGCGCTTCCCAGCCATCGAGGAACCGACAGCACTGCGGCCGGCCTGCGCGACCTCGGACGTCGACAGCATCAATGCCCGCTGCAGACCCCGCATCATCGCGTCGTCCGCGGCCAGGCCGTGGCCGATGCCCTCCTTCGTGGTGATCACCGACAGATACATCAGCGAATCCAGCGCCCGGCCGTCAGCCGCGAACCCGGAAAAGGCTGACGGCCGGACAGCGCCCGCACGCTCCGGGTCCGCACCCTCGACGTCCGCAACCTCGTCCACGTAGTCGTCAGCCAGGCCGGCCGACGCCAACTGGCCCGCCGCAACGGCTTCCGCCATGCGGCGGCCGATGCCGGAGTCCCAGGAACCGCTCAGGTCGCCGAGGTCGAGGAGGCGCCATAGCTCCTGCACCTGGTTGGCGGTCTTGCGGGTGTAGCGCTGCTGACTGCGGTAGTGGCGAAGTGCGATCTGTCGTACCGTCGCCACGGCCTACTCCGGAGGGATCGCGTCGACAGGCGGCTCGGCAGGGCCCGGCTTGGGCCCGTACTCGGCCGCCAGGTCTCCGCTCATGGCCCGGTCGAGAGCGTCCTCATTGAGGCCGCGCCAGCGTTCGATCTCCTGCGGCGTGGCACCCCAGCGCTCCCACAGAACCTCGCGAGGCACGCCGAGAGTCCCCATCTTGACCAGGGCATCGACGAGTTCGCCCTCAGTGCGCCACTCCGGACTCTTCCAGACGATGCGGGCCTGCGAGGAAGCGAACCCGGCGAGACGCATCGTGCGCTCCAGTCCCTCCTCCAGGAACCGGCGCCGCTGGTAGATCTTGTGGATCAGGCCCGCCTCTGCCGCCTTCAGGGCCTCCGCTGACAGGTTGACCATGCTGCCGAGCAGGTAGTGCGGCGGCGTCGACGTGATCGCCGCAATGTCGTGGACATCCGCCTCTTTGGCCTTGAGGTATCCCGTCAAGTCCGCGGCAGCGAACTGCCCGAACTTGGCGCCGCTCTCCTCAGCGATCAGGATCTTGTTCACGGCGACGTCGAACGGTTCGATGTCCTGGCCGTTCTCGTCGACCGGGATCTCCATCCCGGTGACCCACTTCTGCGGGAACGCCGCGAACTCCTGGGTCATCATCCGGTCCGCGATTGTCTTGTTGATCCGGTCCTGGATTCCCGTGACCGACCGCAGCTCGGAGGCGCCCGGCTTCAGCATCCGCGGACGGTTCGCGAGCTCCCCGAACGGGACCTCGCCGAGGACGTTCTTCCCGCCCCACTCCTCGCCCGCGACCTCACGCCGGACCCACTGCGGCTTCTGGTGGCCCTGCCCGTACTTCGGCTCGGGCGCCTCGAACTTGTAAATCCGGTCGGGGAGATAGACGGTGCAGCAGAGCTTGGCCGTCCAGTCATCGATCCACAGCTTCAGCGCCGCGGCCATCTCGCCCGGCTCTCCCGGCTTCTCCTCGGTGATGACCTGCGTCGGATGCTCCGGGGTGATCCGGAAACCGAGCCGCTTGTCCGGGGACACCAGCATGTAGGCGTTACCGCGGATCGCCGCTTCCAGGAATGCCAGCGAGGAGCCGCCGTCGAGGTTGTTGTCCTGCCACAGCCCCCACGCCGCCTGATCCGCTTCGCCGGCGTCTGCGTCCGACTGGAAGCCCGCCACCTCCAGGCGACCCACGAGCGCGTCAACGACGAGCTCCATGTAGTTCGCCCGGGACATCTTCAGCAGCCGCCGGAACGGCTCCCGCGCGCGTTCATGCAGGTGCGGCAGCGGGTGCTCGCACTCGTAGTAGTCGTCGAAGACCTTCGTGTCCTCCGACCGCTTGCACAGCGCCTCGTACAGACGGTCGCGCCACCACTCCGGGGACTGGACTGCAGGCTGAGGCATCCGGCCCCCCTCTCGATCAGAATCCGCGCGCCCTGCGCCTCTTCGTCCGGGCCAAGCCCGCCGCGATCGCGTCGCCCGCCGCCTCGTGGGCGAGGATCGAGCACATTCCCAGGTCGATCTTCTGGCTCTCAGACGCCTTCTTCAGCACGTAACGGCCCGCAGGCCGGGCGCCCTTGCGCATGTTGCGGATGTGCTGGCCCGCCCACTGGCAACCGTCGTGCCGGAACGTCGAGTCCTGCTTCGTCACGTCCGTCACCAGGCGCTCGGCTGCGCCGTGCATCTGCGCGATCCGGTTCGTGTACCAGCGGGTGACGACCTTCTCCCCGTACTTCTCGGCGAGCGTGTCGCACTCCGACTCCCAGTACGGCGGGTCCAGATAGGCGCGCACCACCGAGAACGCAGTGAAGATCTCGTCGAATGCGGCCATGACCTCCAGGCGCGGCACCTGGCCGCCCCACTCCGCTGGATTCCACACCGTCGGCCGCCGGTCCGGCCCGTACAGCGGCGTGAACTGGTAGCCGTCCAGAGTCTCCAGGCGGATCCCGGTCCAGTCGTCGATGTCCGAGCCGTCGAAGCCGAGCGTCACCAGAGCCTGCGGGCCGACCTCCTGCGCCTGATGGCGCAGATCCCAGCGGTCGCCGTCGATGAAGGCGCCTGTACCGGCCACGATGCGGTTCAGGTAGAAGCGTTCGGCCTGCGCCGGATCCTTCTCCGCGATCTCGA